TGATGGCGAGTCGTTTGGTCAGCAGGGTGAGTCCGCCGCCGATGGTGAGTTTGAGCGAGCGGGTTTCCGCGTCCCATTCGTAGTTGGTCAGGGGGCCGGCGTGCTTGACTTGTATGCCGTTTGGGGTTGAGCGTTGCAGGCTGATGAGCGCTTTCCATGAGCGCAGGCTCTCCCAGAGGTTGAGCCGGGCGGCGGTCTGGGTGTAGTCGATGCTCATGTTCATGCTGCCGGGCTGGTTGTAGGATTGCGACCAGTCGGCGGCGGTGTAGGGCAGGCGGAACAGGTGTTCGCCTGTGTCCGGCGCGTAGGCGTGCGCGGTCAGGCCTGTGATTGGCTGCACGTGTTCACCTCCATGCTGGTCTGACGCTCAATGAGACTTGGGCTCCTGCGGTTGCCTGGACGGCGACGTCTGAGGTTCCGGGCGGGATGGGGAAGGCGTCGTCGTAGGTGACGGTGCCGCTGCTGGGGATCACGTCGCGGAAATCGATGGCTAGGCTGGTAGCATCGCCTTGCCATACGACCTTCTGCCAGGCCAGTGAGACCGTCAATGCCAGGCATCGGCCAGCAACGACCAGCGTGGGCCATGTGGGCGCGGTGCCTGTGTTCTCGCAGCGGATGAGGCCGTTGCTGGACGTGTAGACGATCGGATCGCCGTATTTGAGCGGGTCGGGGATGGTGATGACCAGCCCGAATTCGAAGCCCTGCTCGCGCCATCGCATCAATGGCTCGGGATCCGAGGCGAGCATGCCGGTCAGGTATCTGCGTCCTGCGGCGGTCTCCTCGATTATGGTGATCTCACGGCCGAACAGGTTGTTGACGCGATCCCGTGCGGCAGCTGCTTCCACGCTCGATGCTCCCCGGATGATGCAGTCGAAGCTTATCGAGCGCGGCTTCTGCGTGATGCGGCTGGGCCAGTAGTCGCCGTCCTGCTGGGGCCGGGATGTAGTGGACTCCTTCATGCCCGGCGTGCCCAGCAGGCCCTTGATGCCGTCCTTCTTGATGGCCCACGCGTGATGCTTCCACGTGTAGTCGTCGCGCAGGGGTATCGAGTCGATGTCGGTGCGCAGGGTGATGCGGGTCATCGTCTACTCCTCTCCCCAGCTGGATGCGGCCTGCCTGGTGCGCAGGTCGAATTCGTTGAATATGTCGCCGGCGTTCATGCCGTGCGCGTCGATGCTGACGTTCACCGAGTTCCCGCCCCCTTGCCCGGCAGGCGATGCCGGCGTTCCTCCGACTGGCGGTGCGACCCCGTTCGCGGGGACGGCCGACCGGTAGGCGGCCTGGACGCTGCCGGCGGCGTTGGAGGCTCTATTCATGGCGCCGTTGATGGCGTCCGCGGCGGCCGACGCGTTGCCGGTGATGCCCTGGGCGAGCCCGTCGACGATGGCCGCGCCCGAATAGGTCGTCCACCCGCGCCCGCTGAACGGGCCGCGCTTGGCCGGCGAATGCGGTATCCATTCGCTGATCTTGCCCATGATCCCGCCGATGGCGTCGCCGGCGGCCTTGGCCATCGACTTGATGCCGTCTACCAGGCCTTGGATGATGGCCTTGCCCGCGTCGAGCAGCCATGTCCCTGCGCCTTTGAGCGCGCCGACGATGATGTCCTTGATGCCGGAGACGATGCCGCCGAGCGCGCCGACGGCTCCGGAGACGACCTGCTTGAACCCTTCCCAGACCTGGGGCCAGTTGCCGCTGAGGATGCCGGCGACCATGTTGATGACGCCCTTGACGATGGCGACGATGCCGTTGACGATCGCGCCGATCGCGTTGATGACGTTGCTGACGTAGGGGAGCATCGCCTGGATGGCGGGCAGGAGCGTGGCCTGGATGAAGCCGACGATCTGGGCGATGATGGTGGCGACGACCGGCGCCATCTGGGTGACGGCGTCCATGATCGGCTGCAGCACGGCCGGGACGATCGGCATGAGGGTGGCGATGATCTGGCCGATGACGGGGATGAGCGCGGCGACAAACCCGTTGATGACGGGCATGACCTGCTGGACCATGCCGCCTATGGCGGCGGTCATCTGCTCGAATACGGGCTGCAGTCCGGCGAGGATGCCGTTCAGCTGGTCGAGCAAGGGGTTGAGCGTCGCGCCGAATACCGCCTGCAGCTGGGGGCTGGCGGCGATCAGGCCGCCGAACGCGGCGAGCAGGATGCCGAGCGGGCCTCCCAGCGCGGCCAATGGGCCTTGCAGTCCTCCCAGCAGACCGCCGAGCATCGGGATCTTCGAGAGCAGGGGGGCGAGGCCTCCGGCTCCCAGCGCGCCGAATGCCGCGGCGATAGGCATGAGCGCGCCTTTGAACTGGTCGGCGAGGCCGGCGATCTTGCTTATGGCCTGCTGGATGGGCGCGGGCAGGAGCGTGGAGAGCTGACCGAACATGCTGGGTATGGCCGCGACGATGCTTTTGGCGATGACGGCGACGCGGGGGATGATGTTCTTGAGGGCGGTGCCGATGCTGGTGGCGAGCTGGCTGGTGAGCGCGGGCATGTCGGCGCCGCTTTTGCCCAGTTCGCTCAGCCAGTTCTGCCATGCGGCCTTCATGCTGCCGACAGAGCCTTCGATGGTGGTCGCAGCCTCGCGGCTGGTGGTGCCGGCGATGCCGAGGTTCTGCTGGACGGCGTGGATGGCCTGGACGACGTCGCTGAACTTGCTGATGTCGTAGTGGACGCCGGTGAGCTTGGTCGCGTCGGTGAGGAGGCGCTGCATCTCCTCTTTGGTGCCGCCGTACCCCAGTTTGAGGTTGTCGAGCATCGTGTAGTTCTGCTTGGCGAATCCCTGGTAGGCGTTCTGGATGTCGCCGATGCCGGTGCCGAGCTTGTTGGCGTTGTCCGACATGTCGACCATGGCCATGTCGCCGATTTTCGCGGCTTGGGCGGTGTCGCCGCCGAGGCTGCTGATCAGGGTGGCGGAGAACGACGTGATCTGCTGCATGTAGTCGTTCGCGGATACGCCGGAGGTCTTGTAGGCCTGGGCGGCGTAGTTCTGCACGGTCTTGGACGCGCCCTTGAACAGGGTGTCGATGCCGCCGACCGCCTGCTCGTAGGTGGAGTAGGCGGTGAATGCGCTTTTGCCGACGCCGATGAGCGCGGTGCCCAGCGCGCCGACTCCGACGGCCAGCCCGCCGACGCTGAGCGTGGCCAGGCCCTTGACGCTGTCGCCGACGCCGGAGAGCTTCTCTTTGATGCTGTCCCCGGCGAGCGAGAACGCGTTCTTGAGGCCGCCTGCGGCGATCGAGGCGATGGGGGCGAGCTTGCCGAACACGCTGCCGGCCGCTCCGCCCACGTTGGACAGGTAGCCGCCGACCGTGGCGCCCACGCTTTTGAATGGTGCGGCGATGCTGGATGCGAACCCGCCGATCGCCGCTTTGGCTGGGGCGAGCCGCTGGCCGATCCCGTAGGACAGGTCGCTGCCGAACTGGCGGGCGAGCCCGCCCGCGGCTTTGAACGGGGCGGCGATCGAGGAGCCGAGCTTGGCGGTCTTGGACGCCACCGCGTCGACCATGCCGCGGGCCGCTCCCCCGATCCTGCCGAGGGTGCCGGCGCCGTCGAGCATGGCCATGTCGGCGTTCGCCCATCCGGCGCGCAGCTTGCCCAGGCCTCCGGCGACGGGCCCTGCGAGAGACCCGGCGAGGCTGCCGAACGCGCCGGAGAGCCCGGTGGCGCTGGCCTTGCCCGCGTCGAGGTCCTTGAATCCGGTCCTGAAGTTCCTGGCCGCGTCGAGCATCCTCGAGCCGAGTCCCTGGCCTGCTGCCGCAGCCTGGGTCTGGACTGTGGCCAGGGATGCCTGGGCGGTCTTGAGCTTGCCGGTGGCGATGGTCAGCGCTTCGGATGCTTGCCTGTCGCGCAGCTGGGCGGCTTCCAGGCGCAGGGCTGCGGCTTCGGCCTGCTTGCTGTCGGAGCCGTGCTTGGCGATCGCGTTGGCGAGGCTGTCTTCGGCGGTCTTCAGCTGGGCGGCGGTGCCGAGCTGCTTGAGGCGCGCCGCGCTGACTGCTTGCGCGGTCTTCGCCACGTCGTTCCTCAAGCTGCTGAGCCCGGGCGTCTCCATGCCGCTGGCGGCGGATTTGATGCCCTGCTTGAGTTCGCCGCCGATGGTCTTTCCGGCTTTCAGCCCGGCGCCGCGCGTGCTCTGGTCGAAGCTTTTCGCGCCGGCGGCTCCGGCGGAGCCGAATTCGGCCGAGATCTTCTTCTTGATGCCGGTCATGACCGGGAAGATGCTGACTGCTCCGGATCCGACTATCGCCGTCATCGTCGCCTCCTCCCGTTATCGCTTACTGGCTGGCTATGAGCATCTCGTCGTCGATTTCGCGCCGGGCCTGCTCGACCTCGCTTGGATTGCGCGAATGGCGTGCGTTCATGCGCCAGGGCATGAGCCGTTCCGCTGTTTTGCCGTCGCCCACGGTGGCCGCGAGCTGCAGGAGCTGCACGAGCGTGGCCGGGTATGACCATTCGGCGAGATCCGCGCACAATGGGGTGCTGGTGTCGTCGAGCGCGTGCTGGACGAGCTGCCATGCCTCCCCGTAGGTCACGTCGTCGCCTATCTGGCCGATGCCGATCCCGTAGCTTGCGCGCATGGTCGCCGTGAACGCTATGGGATGCTCGCGCCAGATGCGGACGACGGCGGCTATTCCCCCATGGTGGCGTTGGTGAGCTTCTGCAGGTCCTTGAAGTACTGGATGGCGAGCGCGGTGCTTTCGTTGACTGGCTGGCTGACGAATGTGCTGGCTTCGTTCTTGCCGCCCAGGGTTTCGATGAGGCCGGAGAGCTGGTCGACGGGGTCGTCGCTTTTCTCGGTGAGCTGGTTGACGACGCTGAGGCTGATGCGCAGGGGGATGCGGATGCGCGTGCCGTCGGAGTATCGGCCGATGAAGGACTTGTCCTTTTCGAGGATGATGCGTTTGACGCGGCTGCTGGCGGCGATCGCTTCGAGGGCCTTGCCTGCCTGCTCGTCGTCGTATTCGTCGAATGCGCTGTCGTCGATCCGGATGTCTTCGACGGTGGCGCTGTTGTCGGCTTGCCTGCCGGCCTTCTTCGTGGTCATGGATGGTTCCTTTCGGTTATGCGGTTACGGGTTGGGGGTTCATGGCTGTATGGGCGTGGCTCCGGGCTTGCCGAACCATTGCTTGAATGGGGCGCCTTGCAGCAGCTCGTCTTCGACCCAGGTGAAGGTGACGGTCACGCCTTCGATGTCGCCGCGCGTGCTCTGGTCGTAGTCGACGCTGGTGATGTTGGCGATGCCGCAGCGGCGGCGCTCGTACTTGTTCTTGAACCGTTCGAGGGTGAAGAGGACGAACCGGTTGTCGGGCAGGCTGCTGTCGACGTAGATGACGCCGTGCGCGTCGGGGGTCTTGCCTTCGATGAGGGCTTGGACGGAGGAGTTCTCCTCGGCCAGTCCGATGGCGACGTTGCGGCTGCCTTCGCCGGGCAGCTGGTAGCCTTGCTGGAACAGCTTGATGGGGTCGCCGTCGTCGCGTCCGTCGGCGAAGCCGCCGTCCTCCTTGAACAGGCCGAGGATCTTGTGCGCGGCGGGCAGGACGATGGGGTTGGTTCCCATGTCCTCGTCGCTGATGATGTTCTCGGCCGCGTAGGGCGCGAACGAGGCCTTGCCGGTGATGGGCACCTTGACTGCGGAGAGGCTGTTGCCGTTCGCGTCGACGAGGAAGCCGAAGCCGTCTTGGTTGTCGGGCATGATATTGCTCCTTGCTTGTGGATGGTTTGTTTGCTGGTGGGATCGGGGTCAGCGCGGGTATTCGTCGCCGACGACGCTGTATTCGAGCGTGAAGTAGGCGACGGCCGTGTCCTGGCTGTCGGTGGCGGAGTAGGGGCCGTTGCACCCGTCCTGTTCGACGGCGGCTATGGGCGAGCCGGGGGCTGTGCTGATGCTGTCCGCGTTCATGAGCAGGGCCATGAGCGTGCGGGCGAGGTCCATGCCGGGCTTGGCGTCCTGCTTGGATCCCGTGTACACGCTGACGCCGATGCTCCGGTCGAATGTGACCGCGCTGGTCTTCGCTCCGGAGTCGTCGCGCACGCGGATCAGCGGGTATTCCCCCCGGTAGCCGTCGGGCACGGTGCTGTCGACCTGCAGGCCGGGGATGGCGGGGGCGATGGTTCGGATGTGGGAGCACAGCCAGGTCTCCATGTCGGGCGGCGTGACGATCATCCCCGGCTCGCCTTCAATGCGCGGGCGAGGTTGCCTGTCTTCGCTTCGACGAGCAGGGTGCGCGGCGCGTCCCCTACGACGAGGTATCCGGTGCGATGCGGGTAGTCGCGCCGTTCGACGTGCAGGCCGTCGCGATAATGCCCGGTGAGCACGGGGGCCGTGGACTTGGCGCGGGCGCATACCTCGTTGGCCTTGGCCATGGTCATCTGCGCGACTGCGGCGTCCTTGAGGATCCTGTCGAAGTAGCTCTGGTTGAATTTGACTTTGGTCTGTCCTGCTCTGGCCATTATCCGGCCACCTCCTCCAATGCGATCTCCCTGGTCGGCTGCCATCCGGTGAACGGGTTGCGGTCGGCGGACGGGAATCCCGTGACGCGCCACAGGCGGCCGTCGTCGGGATCGGTTCTGATTCTGTCGTTGAGCTTCACATCGGCATGCGGGTCGGCGAGCGTCAGGGTGGCGCCGCTGACGGTGGTGCGCCGGTCGTCCTGCGTGCTCTGGCTGCTGGCCGACGATGCGAGGAATCCCGTGACGCGCAGCTCCTCGGGGCGCGCCCAGTCCTCGACGAGGCGCTCGGGGTTGGCCGCGCTGGGCTTTCCCGTGGCGCGCAGCCTGGTGAATGCGGTGGATTGCGGCATGGGGAAGCCGGGTCCGGCGATGTAGTCGCTTAGGCTCATGGCAGTCCAGCCAGCCGGTACGGCAGGAGCCTGAGCCGCTCCTCCTGCATGAGCGACGTCGGGTCGTAGCTGACCGACGCGCCGTTCACACTCTGGCTGCGCACCAGCCCGTTCGGTGTCGACGCGTATCGGCGCGCGGCCGTGACGAGCACGCCCTGCACGTCGGGGCACTCGTCGTATCCGGCCATGATGTCGTAGCTGACGGCAGCCACTCCGATGGGGAATGGCGCGACGGTGCTTTCCACGAGGCCGGTGTCCGGGTCGTACGCGTACGGGATGGGCCTGCCGTCCCGACCGCTCAGGGATGCGATGGCGGTGATATGGCGTGCCGGCAGCCTGATCACCGCGCCGCCCCGGCAGTTCAATGCGCCGGTGAGCCGCGTGTTGGGGGTGACGTGCCATCCGCAGTATGCGCGGATGGCCGACTGGGCGGCTTTCAGCCAGAATGCGGCGTCGGGGTCGAACGACCCGGGGTTCTGGATGATGTCGGGAATCGCCATATCGGCCATGTCGTCGGCCTCCTTCCCAGGGATCAGGCCCCGGTCGTCGCGCCCAGGGCGACGCTCACGAACGCCTGCGGGTACTTGACCTGCAGGCCGAGGCGCTCCTTGACGCGGAACGTGATCTTGTCGTTCGTGAAGTCGTTCTCGTTCGAGTTCGTGGATTCGACGCGCAGCCCGCCCTTGCGGAACACCATGCCGCCGGGCTTGAACGCGCCCGCGAGCACGGTGCCTGCCGCGATACTGGGGGTGACGACGGTGCGCAGCCCCCACAATGCCGGGTTGGGCATGACGCCGCCCTGCCCGTACTGGCCGGCGAAGAAGCCGCCGCCGTAGTACTGCTGGTTGCCGTCTTTGAGCAGGCGCAGGGCCTCGTAGTCGACGGGGTTGATGACGACCGCGTCGGCGGGGAAGCCGGTCTTGGTGTTGATCAGCGTGGTCGCGTGGAAGATGCGGTCGGGGTCGCTGTCCGCGCCCTTGGCGATCGACTGGACGCCCCGGTTGAGGACGCCCTTGAGGTCGGCGTTCGCGCCGTTGCCGGACAGCAGCTGCAGCTCCTCCTGCAATTGCAGGTTGTAGGTGGCGTGCTGCTGGATCTCGCTGACTATGTAGGGGTAGTCCTCGGCCATGTCGTCCGAGATCTTCCAGTATGCGGCGACCTCGGAGAGCGAGTCGACGATCCACGTCGGATCGGGCAGGTGCAGCTGTGGCTTCTGCGCGCCTTCCTTGACGTTCTTCGCGCCGCCTTCCAACGCCCCGTACACCGGGTACTTGATGCTGTTGCCGCTGATGGAGCCGGAGGAGAACAGGCTGGCGACGCTCAGCGCGTACTCGTAGCCCCACACGCCCTGCTGGTCGATGTCGGTGACGACCGGCCCGTAGGCGCCGGCCTCGCCGCCGACCACGTGCGTGTCCGACGCGGCCTTGAACTCGGAGGTCTGGAACGGGCGGGTCTTGGTCTCCAGCACTGTCAGGCCCTTGGCCTGCAGCTCCTGCACGTAATGCTCGCCCAGGCTCTTCGCCTTACTGGGAGCCTGCTTGGGCTGCGCGCCGAGCTTGTCCAGATCCTCGTTCACGGACTTGAACAGGCTGATGCGCTCGGAGAGCTTCTTGGCCTCCTCGTAATGGGCCTTGAGCTCGTTCTGCTCGTCTTCGGTGATGTTCTCCATCCCCTTGTCGGTGATGGCCAGTGCCGCCTTCTTCTCGGCGGCGAGTTGCTCCACGATGTTCATGCGGATCCTCTTCTTTCTTAGATGCCAGCGAAAAAGGCGCTGAGTTCCTTATATTCATCGGCCCACGACGGGCCGAAATCCTTGTGTCCGGCTTCCCCGGCCGATTCCCCGGAGCCGGAGGTCTTCCCGGATTTCTCGTCGAGATCCTGCGGGGTCTCGCTGATCGAGTCGAGCAGGTCGGCGAGCGCGTCGTGCGCGCTGCGGATCTTCGATTCGTTGGATGCGCTGATCGCTCTGCCGGCCTTCACTTCGAGCACTTCGGCTCCCTGGTTGGCGGCTATCTGCACGAGGGATATCTCGAAGAGTCTGATCTGGCGTATCTCCCGGTAGCCGTCCCACGGGTCGTCTGATCCCGCGGTTTGCACGAAGGCGGTCTGCGTGGGGATGTAGCCGATGCTCATCTGGTGGATGAGCCCGCGCTGCAGCAGCTCGTAGGCGCGCTGGCCTTCGGGGATGTCCAGGTCGAGCTGGGCGGTGACGAGCAGCCCGTGGTCGTCCTCGAGCGCGCTCAGTGTCTGGCCGATGATGCTGTTGGGGGTGTCGTCGGAGTGCTGCCAGTGGATCGGGATGCCGGAGCCGTCGCCGTGGAAGTCGTCGGCGAGCGTGCCGGCGAATGCGCCTTTGACGATCTGGTCGTCGTACAGGTCGCGGTCCCATGTCGAGGCGTAGCCGGAGAATATGCCGGTTCCCTCGCTGGGCAGCGTCTTGACTTCCTTGGCCTGCACGCTGAGATGGTCAAATTTCATCGGATTGTCCTTTCATCGCATCCCATTCATGCTGGAATCCTGCATCGTATCGGTGCAGGCGTTTGAATTCGTCGAACATGGCGAGCGCTTCGCCGGTCTTGCCGTTGGGGCTGCTGCCTGTCTGCGCGTTCTGCGTGCGGCCGCCGTCCTGCGGGCTGGGCTGGCCGCCGGCCTCCACGTTCATGGGGGTGACGAGCTGGTCGCCGCCGTCGACCGGCTGCATGTCGAGGAGGCGTCGCGCGTAGTTGGTGGTCATGAACGGGCGGCCGGTCGCGGTGGACAGCGCCTGGTACTGGGTTTCCATCGTGCCGCGCAGCTTGCTGTCGAGGTTGGCCTTGACGTAGCGGTCAGGCTCGCCCACGGCGTCCGGGAGCGTGAGGTTCAATGCCTCTTCGAAGGCGGTGATGTAGGGCAGCAGTTCGACGTTCCATAGCTTCTCCTTGTAGGCGGCGATGTTCGAGTTGGTGCCGGTGCGGAATCCGATGTTCTCCGGGGAGATCTGGAATGCGGTGGCCACGGCGATGTTGATGTTGGTGCGGGCCTCGAGGTCGTTCATGTCGACGGGTTTGAAGATGTTCTCGACGGCGCGGATCTCCATGCCGTCCTTCAGCGTGGGCATGAAGCCGGCCTGGCCTCCGGACTGCGTGTAGTTGCGCATGCCTTGCGTGAATTCGTCGTATTCGTCCTGGCTGGGCCAGGGCATTTCCTTGGGCCGGAATACGTAGCCGGGGATCTGCCCGCCGTTTTTGGCGATGTTCTCCCGGTATCTCATGAGCGCGCGGGATTCGGCGAGCAATGGCTGCAGCACGCTTGAGACCGGGGAGCCGAACTGCAGGGAGGAGACGTAGCCGATGTCCAGGATGATGCGCGGGTCGGGCAGCGGGTAGGTCTTGTCGGGGATGACGCCATGCCCGTCGATGCGCACCTGCTGGATCTCGCCGAACGCGTTGGCGCTCAGATGGTAGGAGCCGGGCGGCATGCGGCGCAGGCTGTATGTGCCGTCCGCGTTCAGGCCGAGCATGCACAGCCACTTGTCCTCGAGCAGCATGTCTTCGAGCAGACGCTGCACGAACCGGTAGCGGCTCGCGCCGGGCATCCTGCTCGGCCGTTTCATGAGCTGGTGGAAGCTGCCCGAGTCGACTTCGACCGGATCCCCGTTGGCGTCCTTCCTGTAGACCTTCAGCGGGAGGGACGCGATGTTGCGAACGATGAAGTCGACCACGGTGCGCACCGCGTATTCGCGGCAGTACAGGCCGTTCATGCTCTGCTCGAGCTGCATGTCGCTCGGCCATGAGTCCACGTTGCTCAGGCTGGTCGCCGGCGTGACCGGCGTGGGAGCGGCGCCCATGTTGGCCGGGTCGGCGTAGGAGCGGAGGCTGGCGAGCGCCGGCCCGTGCAGGAGGCGGTCGAGCAATCCCATGTCATGCCTCCTTCACGGGTTATGCGAATCTGACTTTGACGCCGATGCTGGGCTGGTATTTGGGTTTCTCGGGTTCGCCGTCGCTGGTTTCGAGGGTGTACAGGGCGTTGGATTCGGCTATGAGGCCGCTGGTCTGCATCGCGCTGTTCGCCCGATTCCACACTTCGACTTCGCCCAGGCGTTTCGTAATCGCGGCCGATACCTGCTGTTCGATCGCCGGCTGAGGCGGGTGCCGCAGCTTGTTCTCGCGCGTTCGGTCCTTGAATCGTCCGCACGCGGCGGCGAGTTTGAATCCTTCGATCATGTGGACCGTCCATCCTGCTTCGGTCAGCGGCTCGACGAAATCGACGGCGGGGCAGCCTTTCGATTGGATCGCGGCCTCATGGATGTCGGGCCACTGTTGACGCAGCAGCTTCAAATATTTAGGCACCCACAGCATGCCGTCACGCCGGGCTATGCACTCCACATGAGGCAGCCCGTCGGAACGCAATCCGGCGGCGGAAATGTATGTGGTGGATCGGTCGCTCGACGTGTCGATGCCCAATACGACGCGATTGCTGTCGGGGATCATGGAATGCGCGTCGATGCCGTGCTTCCACTGCTTGGGGTCGAGGTAGGGCTTGATGTCGGCGGTTACCCACTGGCATAGCACTTCGGTGCGGTAGGAGGCTTCGGTCATGCCGTTGATATCGGCCTTGAGCGTCTGGTAGGTCATGGGGCCGTAGCCCATGGACGGGTTGGCCTGGCGTAAGCCGTCCAGATCGTCCAGTTCGCAGCCGTCGATCGCCGACCATTCGAAATAGCCGAATGACGCGTCCTCGCCGTTCGCCCATTCCTCGGCCGAACGAATCCCGGTCTCCACATACTCATTCCACGATGCGACCAATGATCGCCCCGTGTCTTTGAGCTTGGCGAGCACGACGCTACGATAGTCGCCGGCGTTTGAGATCCCCCATAGTTGGGAGCTCCATACGGCTTTGGTTATCTGGCTCACGGCATTCCACCCGTCATGGTTGTGTTGCTCGCGCAATTCGTCGAACATGGCGCGAGCGGCGGACTTGGAGCGGATGTTGTTCGCGGCGCGGACAATGTACTTGGCTTTCGACCTGCATACGATCGCCTCCTCGCCGTTCGTGTTGCGGATGTTCTGCACCATGTGCTGCAGGGCGTCGATCGCCAGCGTCGATTCCTCATCCGTCTCCGGATCCGGATTGCACCAGGATTTCACCGTGTCATAGGGGCCGCGCGCATTATCCAGCGTCTGCGCGGCTCCCACGACCATGAATTTGATTGGCGGCACCCTGTCAGGATGACGCTGCGAGTCAACGAACAGCCACCACGCTGCCAGGACGCCCATCGTTGTGGTCTTGCCGTTCTGCCGGGCGACCAGGACGATCACGCGACGGAACCGGTAGGAGCCGTCCTCGAGCAGCTCCAAAGCGTGGATCAGCAGCCAGCACTGCCACGGGTACAGGTGCACGTGCAAAACCATCGTCGCGAACGCGATGACCGCATACCCATTGCTCGTGGTCTTATCCAGCGGGCGCAGCGGGGGCGTGAACACCCTGGGCGTCGTGATGCCATGAGTCCGGTCGCGCATCTCGCCTTCGATGACGCAATCCGTGGCCATGGCTCACCTCACCCGAATTTCGAAAGATACTCCTGCATGTCGTTATGCGGATTGACTTGCGCCGGCTCCGCGGCCGCCGCCGTGGCGGTCTTGACTGGGTCGAATCCGAGCGCCGAACACGTCGAGTTGAACGTCCGCCAATCGTTGTATCCGACATGCCCCTTGCTGGAGTCGATCATGTCGGCCTGATAACGCACCGAGCACAGCATCGCCGCTTGACGTTCCAGATCAAGATCGCCGGAGGTCTTCAGCGCGTGTATGGAACGCTCGACAGCGGTTCTGAGCCGCCCATAACGAGTACCCATGCCAACACTTCCCGTCAATCGTCCAGGCATCAATCGCATATAACGAGCAGAAACGCAAGGAAGCAGGCCGGTCGGTCGATTCGCACGAAAATATCAGAAAACCATCGGAGAGAGGAAGACCAGGCACGCGATAGGTGCGCCGGCCTGAAGCGGAATCAGGATTCTACCGCCCCTACCCTTGCCGGGATTCGCGGAAAATGTTTTTTCTGATGGAAATTACTTAATTTTTATTCCCGGTCGTCGAGGATCCATTGCCGGGTGAGCATGCCGAGCGGCTGGGCCGGGTCCTTGTTGCCCCTGAGCCTGTTGCAGCTGGTGTGGCTGGGCCTGAACCCGGCCGGGTCGTGCTGCAGGTCGGGGCGCTTGCTCACGGGATACAGGTGGTCGAGGTTGTACGAGTCGTCGCTCGTGTTCTGCCCGGCCTCGTAGTCGATCGGCATGCCGCACAGCCAGCACACCCTATGCTCCGCCCTGCACCGGGCGAAGAACGCCTTGCGGTCCTTCTCGAACTGGCGCCCAGACTTGCGCACCCTCGCCTTCGCCATGACCGCAAACCCCTTCGAAGTTCTGTCTATTTGCATTTGACAAGTTATGTCTATTAGTGTTAGACTTACAGTATGACGAACCGGAAAGCAATCATCAGGCGCATCGGCAAACAGGCCAAGGCCAACGGCCTCGAATTCGGGCAATCCGCACGCAAGGGCGGCAACCACGACATCTACCTGCTCGACGGCATGATGATCCCGATCCCGCGCCACAACGACATACCCGAAAGCACCACGCGCGACATCTACCGCGAATGCGAAGCGAAGCTAGGAAAGGACTGGTGGAGATGAGCTACGAAGTGATCGTCACCCCCGACGAGGACGCATGGGAGATCCGCGTGCCCGCCGTCGGCCGAGTGACCATGGCCAGGAACCTCAAAGAGGTGAACATGATGGCATCCGATCTCATCGAGATCATGGACGACGTGAAGAACCCGCAGCTCGACGTGCGCATCGAGCTGCCGGCAGACGTGCAGTCCAAGCTCGACGCCATGAAGGAGTTCCGCCGCCAAGCGCACGATCTGGAGGAACGCGCCACCAAAGTGCAGACCGACGCCATCCGAAGCCTGCATGACTCGGGAATGCCATACCGCGACATCGGCACGGCGCTGGGCATCTCCTACCAGCGCGCCCACCAGCTCGTCAACGCCTGAAGATCATTGAAGCCGAATGGCATGATGTTGGTCTCCATTCATGGAAATAACCAACTGTATGCATGTATACGGTGACAGACGGCGTTTGTCAAATATCGGTGACAGCCCGATCCGGTCTATTGCCTGCGCTCGCCGTAGGCCAGCCATACGTCCCATACCAGGAACACGGGGTCGCCGTCCTGTTCGCCTATGCTTTCGATCTTTCCGCGCGCGTGCCACTGGGTGATGGTGTTGCGTTTGATGTCGAGCCCGTAGGGGCGCACGAGCCTGCTGATGGATGCAGCCGTGCCACGCGCCCCGCCGACGGCTATGCGCAGGATGCTGGCCTTCTGCACGTCCTTGATCCGGTATTCGCCCAGGCATTTGTCGCACGCCTTGTACCCGCTTTTCAGCTCGATCGGGTCGCACCACAGCTCATGGCCGCACGCCGGGCACGGGCCTATCATCTTCCTGTCCGGCGGCGGGTTGAGGATCCCGTCCAGACGCACGGCCGCCTGTCGCGCCAGCTCGACGATCGCCCTGGCGTCCGGCCGTGCGAGCAGCTTCGCTTCCATGCGCATGACGCCTTTGAGCAGCGTCGCGGGATCGGCATGCCGGTATCGAAGCCCCACGGAATGCGCCATGGCCGCGACCAGCCTGATGATGTCCTGCTTCAATTGCCATGCCCCGATGTTCAACGGGATCGGCGCGACGCTGCGCGTCCCATGCCCGGACTGCCGGGCTACGACGCTGGCCTGCTTCGCGGCTATCAGGCACAATGTCCCATACCCGTTCTTCAGCGCGAGAAGATCATCGTGGAATCGCTCGCGGGCCGAATGATGGGTGTCTGATGCCATGACGCTTCCCTCTTCTAGTATTGCTGTTCGGAATTCGTGGCATCAGGCCCGTCATCATTATCTCATTGCCTCTTTTTTTCATGTGCCGATTAGTCGGCATCGTCATCCATTATGTTGTCGGCGAGCGCCGTTGTTGTTTCCTGTGGTTCGATTTGTGCTTGGATGTCCGGTTTGGCCAGATCATTCTCGGTGATGGTGGCGGCGATGGCCGGCGCGGCATCTACGATATTTGTTGGCACAAGGAGTTTGATTTTCACGGCCGTCTCGTTCGGTTGCAACTGGGGTCTTTCGGTCGTGGTTTTCGCGATCCTGATGCCGACGCTTGTTTTCCTCAATGTCAGCCAAGCCTGCACGGTAATTTGTCCGTTCATGATTGCTTCATCCTTCCCGCGGGCGCGGTATGTTCGGCTGTTGGGTTTGCTGTGAACATGTCGGTTGCTGGCCCGATGAGGGCTATGAAGAGTCGGTTCTCGCTGGTGAGTTTGAGGTTGTGCGCGTCGTGCGGGCTGATGCTGGCTATGCGCGCTATGATTCCCGTGCTGGGATCGATGATGCTTGATGTGGAGTATATCGGGTGGATGCCGAGCGTGGTGCCGTCCAATGCCGTGTACCGGATGTAGTCGGCTTTCTGGAAGCTTTCGGTTCGCACTTCGAATTGTTTCTCGCCGGCGCGGATCAGCTCGTAGATGTCGGGACGAATCTTCGCGGTGATGATGGTAGTTGTTCTCATTGCAGCTCTTCCGATGCGAGTTCGATGACGTCGTCCGGCGCGATGTTCACGGCGTGTATCCGCTCGCGCTCGTCTTCTGCGCCGAATGTGACAGCGCTGTCGCCGTAGCCTCGTATTTCCAGCTCTTCCAGCTGCGCGGCAAGTTCGTGCACCTTCATGCTTCCTCCTTGATGGTTTCTATGCCGGTGCAGGCTGGGGCGATGAATCCTGCGGCTTCGATGAGCGCTGTCACTTGGTCGAGTGATGGGCCTTCGTCCATTTCTGCGTTGAATGTGATCTGCACTCTCATGAGTTGTTTCCTTGCGGGCACGGGGTGGTTTTGTCTTGGGTCATGGCGTTTAGGGTGTATTCGGCGCCGGCTTCGAATGCTGTCTGCAGGTCGTCGGTTGTGATTCCGTCGAGGTACATGAGCTTGCCGGGGTGCGCGCCGTCTGGCTCGTGGCCGGGCCAGTATTGCGGCGGGTAGCGGCGGGCCGCTTCCTCGCTTGCCGTGCTTGTCTCGTTTTCTTCCTTGATGATTTCGATGCGGGTGGGTGGGGCGATCTTCTGGCATCTGATGGCTTGCGGCAGGTTCCAGTCCGCGAATGCGTCGCTGATGATGCATTGGTCGACGTCCTCGGGGTTGAGGTGGCCGCCTAGCGGGCTGATGCTGCGGTTGATGTGGTAGGCGTACCAGCCTTCGGCCACGATGGTGCCGTCCGGGTCGATGGCTCTGACTTTGGGTATGCCGGGCAGCGGGACGATCGGGTTGTTCTCGCTCATTGCCGTTCCTCCTCCTGCTCGGTGAGCTTGTTCAGGAAGTCGCGCAATGCGGTCATGTGCTCCTGGTCGAGCGTGAGCTGCACGAGGGCGTCGTGGCCGTATCCGGCGTCGATCAGCAGGCCGGGCATGAGCGTGCGGTCGGTGAGCGCGATGACGTCATGGCCTTGCTGGATGCGGATGCAGTCGCCTCCCAGCTGGTCGTGCCCGTAGCTGATTCTGGTGGTGTTCATGCTTGCTCCTTGAGGATCTGGATTGAGGTGAATTCGGTGTCGAGGCTGAGCGTGCCGTCATGCTGCCGGTTGATGATCGGGGCGAAGCCGTCCGTGTCGACGAGGTATGCCGCCGAGGGGCATGGCCGGCACAGGCGGCTGTCCAGGGTCGCTCCGGTTCGGGTGATGGCGATGAAGCGCATCCCGTGCAGCCTGCCCAGGGACTTGCGCTGCCAGTCGATCGCTTGGTAGACGCGGCTCATGCGATGCTGTCCAGCTCGTCGGCGCTCGCCGGATGCTTCCAGTCGGCGGCGGCTTGGACGATGAGCTGCACGATATGGGCCGGCTCGTCGCCTTCGGCGAGCATGCGGCGCACTTGGGGCAGCCACTGCATGCGCTCGGCGAGGTCGGGCTGCACGTGCTTGAGCGGGGTGCTGGTCTCGAGGAGCTTGCGGGCCCTGCGGTTCAGCTCCCCGTCCGGCGACGCGGTGCCGGCAGCGCCGGTCGTGGCGCTTGGCGTCGCGGCTGGGCGTCCGATGCCGAGTTCGCGTCCGCGTTTGAGCCATTTGCTGAAGGCCCGGTCGGGGTCGTGCGGGGGCTTGCCGTTGGCGAGGCAGTCGTCCTGGAACTTGCCCAGCTCCCAGTCCAAGTCGAGGCCGTACTCGTCGGCGAGCGCCTGGTGGTCTTGGCTGGGTGTGAGGGCGAGGAGGCGCAGGGTGCGCTGTTCGGTCTGGTCGCTGGGTCTGGCTGTGGTGTCGCGGGTGCGCGTACTCTCTCCTGACGGTTCTAGTGATGGTTCTATGACGGTTTGGGTGCAATGGGCTTCACCCCTTATTGACGCTGTATTGCACCCCTCCCCTGCGCTGGGTTTCACCCCCCGGATGCAATGGGCTTCACCGGTGGGGGTGAAGCCCATTGCACCGGTCTGTTCGCTTGGGGTCCCGTCCACAAGGGGTGAAGCTGGATGCACCCCTGCACGGCGCTTCCTGTCGTCTTGCTTGTTTCGGCTGGGCAGGATCTCGTAGACGGTGGGGCGCTGGCCTTTGGGCAGGGCCTTGGCCCATATGGGGTTGCCTTGGCAGATCAGGCCGAGCTGTTCGAGTTTTCTCAGGGCGAGCTGGACGGTGCGTTCGCTTTTCTCGATGTCTCCTGACAGGCGCTGGATGCTGGGCCATGCCTGATTCTCGTGGTTGGCGTAGTTGGCCAGGGTGAGCAGCAGGAGCTTGGCGGTGCTGTCCCCGTGCAGCTGCGTGCTTTGCGCTTTGCCTACCAGTATGATGCTCATCGGGTTACCTCTTCAGCAGTTTGAGGGCGGTCTGGTGGCCGGTGTCGGTCAGGCTCCAGTTGCCGTCGTAGTCGGGTTGGATCAGTCCGCGCTCCTCCAGTGCCTGGAAGGTGCGGGAGTTGTTGCGATCGGCGGGGTAGGCGTTGCGGTTGAGCATGCCTATCAGCGTCTCGATCATGGTGTTCGTCAGACGCGGGCTCATGGCATGTCCTCCACTCGCAGCCATAGGCGACGGCTGGCCGATATGGCCGCGTGCCTCGCGTCCCTCAGGCTGCCGATCGCCCGGGTCAGGTCCTCGAGCACGTCCTCCGGAGCGCCGCTGTCGCGCAGCTTGCCGACGATGGCGGTCAGCAGTTCGAGCTGCGAGCCGATCAGCTCCAATTCGCCGCTGCCGGACGCCCACCGCCGGCGCAGCAGCTCTATTCGCTCCCTGTCGTCCGTCATCATGATTCCGTCCCCCGCCTCTCGTCGGTCAGGCTTCCCGCGAGCGCTTCGCGTTCCTTGTCGCTGACTGGGTAGCCGAGCTGTTCGAGCGCCTGGTAGTAGGCGTTGAGCTTCTGCAGGCTGTTGCGGTATTCGCGGTTGGCCCATGCGTTGGCGTTGATGTTGGCCTCCTGGCGGGCCATGAGCAGCAGGAGCAGGTGCGGGATGCGCGTGCCGGGCTTGCGGATGCGTTCGCGCAGCTCGTTCATGTTCTGCTCGCAGTTCAGGTGGTATACGCCGTGCTCGATGTCCTTCACGGTGCGCGGCAATGGGGTCTTGGCCATGCGGTTGTACGCCATGATGACCTTGTCCTCCCAGTTCGAGTCCCCGCCCACGTTCGCGAACGAGTAGTCCGAATCGCCCAGGATCTCGCCTTCCACGAGCAGCAGCAACGCCGGGCGCATGCTCTCAGCTCTCCACGTGGCCGAGGTCTTGCGTATCCATTGCGAGCGCAGGTCCAGAGTGGTGGCGTGGAAGTCGCGCAATAGCTTCATGCGCTCGCGTTCGCGGGCTTTCCTCTCTTTTCGGGCTTGGTCTTCCTGTTCGGCTTCCTTGGCGGCGTTTTTCGTGGCGGGTTCGAGCAGGCTGATATCGCCTTTGCGGGTGATGCCGATGATGGTGTCGGGGCTGTGGCCGTCCTTGGCCCATTGCTTCCATTGCTTTTCGAAGCTGCCGTCCGCCTCGCGCAGGAGGCTTGGGTAGTCGTAGCCGGCGGGCTTGTTCCAGAGGTCTGTGATGCTGCGCGTCTTCAGGCCGGCGCGCTGGATGTATTCGCTGGCTGCTTTCCTCCATGCCTTCGCGTCGCGCTCCTGGCGGGCCTGTCTCAGCTCGTACTGCCAGTTGTTGGTGCCGGCCGTGCGGGCGAGTGCCTGCTGGGCGTCGGGGTCGTCCTGGAATTCGGCGAGCGCGTCGAGGTCTTGCAGGGTGAGCTGTTGGAAGTCGGGTGCGAGGTCTCGGGTGAGTTGGGGGATTCGGGCGAGTTTGAGTCTGCGGCGCACGAAGTCGGGTTTGCGTCCGGTTTTCCTGGCGAGTTCGTTGATGTCGGTGCCGAGGTCGAGGAGTCCTTGGTAGCCGTCGGCTTCTTCGATGGTGGTCAGGTCGGCGCGCTGGGTGTTTTCGATGAGCATGATCTCGCGTTCCTCGCGCGGGGTCATTTCCTCGATTTTGCATGAGAGGTGCTCGTATCCGGCTTGTTGGGCTGCGGCGTAGCGTCGGTGGCCGATGACGATGCGGTATCGTGGCGCGCCGTTCTTGTCTTGTCCGGCGGGGGTGACGAGCAGTTCCTGTTTGAGGCCTTGTGCTTTGATGCTTTCGGCCAGGTCGGTGATGTCGCCTACGTTCTTGCGGGGGTTGTCGGGGTTGGGTTCGAGCTGTCGTAGCGGGATGTCGACGATGGTGATGCTCATTGGCTGCGGGTCACTGCTCCTTGGGTCTGGCGCCGTTCGATGAGGTCGGCGGATATGGTGCTGGTGCTGGTGCTGATGCTGGGCGTGTTGGGGGCGTTGGGGGCGTGCGGGCGGCGTTTGCGGCGTGCCTGCTGGCGCTGGTGTTCGATGCTTTGGCGGCGGTGCTTGTGCCTGCTCATTGGTTGCCTGCGCTTGCGGTCGGGGTGATGTGGAATTCGAGCCGGTGCGTGCCTGGCGGGGCGATGGTGCGGCTCATCCGGTAGAAGGGGCCTTCGACGTGCTGCCAGTTGTCGTCGGGCCATAGCCCGGCCTTGGTGAATCCGTCGATGATGGGCTTGCCGATGTTGTCGGCGTTGCTCGGGTCGGCTCTGGCCCGGCCTCGCGGCGGGTATTGGACGTATACGTCGAGCCTGCAGTGCTCGAACGCGGCCCGCTCGTGCTCGTTGCGCCATGCGGCGGCGTGCGCCCAGCCGAGGCGTTTGAGCGTCTGCATGAGCCGGTTGTGCGCGTGCCAGCCGCCGTGCGACCCGTTGTCGTTCTTCCACAGGGCCTTGGGTATCTCGACGGTGATGACGTGCCCGCTCATGCGTCCCGCTCCTCCGTGTAGCATGCCACGATGAGGTACCGGCCGTCATGCCGGGCGTCATGGCTGATCTCGCATTGGAACGCTCCCGCGGGGGCGAACGCATGGTATCTGCCCAGGCGGATGCTGCGGCGCAGCTCGAACGCCCTCCGGCGCGTCAGGTTCTCGGCAATGACGGCCGGCCTGCCGCCGGCATGCGCCTTGAGCGCGCGTGCGACCTGCATCCATCTGCCGTTCCATAGCGGCTTGGCCTGCACCAGGTCGTCCGGCCAATCGTCAAGGAACCTGACCAGCGGCTCGTTCCCCATGTCGGCCGGGCTCGTTATGCCGGCAGGCGGCGCGGGCTCCTGCGCCTCCGGCTCGGCGGGCTGCTGCGGTGCTTCCGCTTCGGGTTCGGGCGCTGGGTCGCGTGCGGGTTCGGCCTTTGGCGTCGGCTCTGCTGGCGCGGGTTCGGGCTGTGGCGGCTGTGCGGGCTTGGCGAGGTTCATGACGGCGTAGTAGGCCTTGGTGATGGAGAGCTGGGGCTGGTCTTCGAGGAGGCGTTCGGCCTCGATGCTCATGGCTTCGCTGTCCATGACGCGCCGCTTGTAGTTGCGGGCGTTTCGCCCCTGCCCGGGCGACAGCATGCTGTATGGGATGGCGCATAGCTCGATGAGCTGCGCGTTCGAGAGTCTGGACATGGTGACTGCTCCTTATTGCCAGGGGTCGAATCCCTGATCCGTGTATGGGTCCGCGTACGGGTCGTTTGGCGGCGTTTCGGGCTGCGAGGCGATGGCCCGCCCGCTGGAATGGCGCGGGGGCGCGGGATGCTCGCCGCGCGCCGTCCGGGTTATGCTGGCGATCGCGCCGAACAGCGAGGGGCCGATGGCCTCCACGATCCATGTGGTGGTGCGTATCTCGACGCCGTTCCTCGTGTAGGCTCCGGGCTTGGGCCGGGCCTGGACGATGACCTCGCTGCCCTTATGCAGCGAGTCCGTGATGTGCTCGGCGAGCTCGCGCCATGCCTCGCACTCCCAGTAGGTGGGCTCGCCGTCCTGCCACTCCCCCGTCCTGCTTTTCGAGCGTCCCGAGCTTGCCACGGCGAAGTCGCATACGCTGACCCCGTTCTTCGTGGCTCTCAGCTCGGGGTCTTTGACCAGACGCCCCTTGAAGCTGATGAGATTGGGATCCTTGGCCATTACTTGTCCTCCTTCGTGTAGGGTCCGCCGATGAGTTCGATCGCGATGATCGCGAGGAACAGGGAGCCGAGCAATGGCCCGGCCTGGGCTGCGTGCGCGGCGTGCAGCCCGACCGCCAGCGCGCCGATCGCGAACAGCAGCCCGGTGGCGCGGATGATCGTGTCGTTCACCGTTCCGCCTCCAGACCGGACAGGTAGTCCTCCATGGCCGCGCGGTTCACGCGCCGCCATCCACGGGTGCCTCTCGGCGTGCGCGGCCTGAACGTGGCCAGGACGCCCCGGTTCGCGTCCATGAGGAGCGCGTGGTAGTCCAGGCCGAACACGTCCGCCGCCTCGGGCAGCGTCCATGCCTCGCGCTCGTTCATCGGCACCTGGTTGCCGGGAGCCTTGATGCCCAGCTGCTTGGCCAGGTCGCGCCGGGCGAGCCTGGTGGGCTGGGCGCGCACGCCCTGCTCGCGCAGCTGGCTCATCATGGCCATGTGCTCGAGGATCTTCGCCTCGCTCATCGCTCCTCCTCTTCGCCGGGCAGCATGAGATTGCCCAGCATCCATGCGAGCGCCTTGGGATGCAGGAGCCTGCAGCCGGACGCCGCGTAGAGCATGAGCGCGATCGTGTTGCCGATCGGGTGCGCCCACCCTTCGTGGGTGAGCAGCCAGCATGCCGAGGCGAGGCATATGGCCGTGAGGATGATGGCGGCGAGTCGGTTCTTCATCGTTGGCTCCTTGATGGAAAGATGCAGGTTCGGGGTCCCTTCGCCGGTAGGCTGGATAGTGCCAGCCAGACAGTCTGCCAGCGAAGGGAAGAATGAATATGGATATGAATGACGTCCAGCAGTGGGCCGGATATCTCAGGGACGGCGGATCTGCGTTCAGCGCCGCCGCGAAAGGCGTGACGAGCATCAGGCAGGGAATCGACGGGCTGCGCTCACTCACGTCGTCGGCCGAGCCTGAGTCGGATCATCTTGAGGCCGAGTTCGAAGAGCTTGCCGCCAAGGTGGAGCAGCTGCAGTCCGATCTTGGAGACAAGACGCCCACCGAAGCCTTCCCGGCCGTGAAGCCCGTGGCGTCGGAAGAGACGGAACCCGGTCGAGCTGATGGCGATGCTGCATCTCAGGAATGGGTGCGCGCCCAGCTCCTCGCTGTTCTCGGCTGCGTCCAGAAAACCCTGGAAGGCGTCCGCCAGCTCAACGAGATCGCGCAGAATAACGTCGAGTCCATGAGCCAGCTCGCCAAGGTCGAGTCCGGGCTCAACCAGGTCGTGGAAGCGCACAACGAACTCCTGAGATCCCACAACGAAACGCTTCAGGTGCTCATTCGCATCGCCGGAGAGGACCCCGGCCCGGATCGGAGCTGAAGGGCTCCCCGACCCGCTCTGCGGCATGTCCATCCACATCACGCCACCCCCAACGGCTCGGCATCGACGACGCGCAGGTGGCTGATGCTCTTGGACAGGCTGCCGTCCGGGTCGGTCAGATAGACGCCGCTGGCGACGAGCAGCCCGTTCGGCCGGCGCGGGCCGCTGCCCGGGCAGTCGAGATCCTCGAACACGACGCCGCGACGCGGCAGCCCGGGAACCTCGACATGATCGCCGAAACGCGACTCCCCTACCCTGAACTCGACGACCATGCCCGGCCTCAGCTCCGAAACATCCCGAATCTCAACGTCAGCCATGATCACGCCACCTCCTCATCCTGCGAGCGCAGCGAAGAGTGATCTGTTATGTCGATGAATTCTTTGTTGGCGAGTGCGAGTAGTTCCCATGAGCTTGATAGTCCGAGGGCGTTGGCGAGCGCTTCGAAATTGTCGGTGTCCCATGTTTTTTCGTTGGTGAGTCTGCGCCAGAGGGTTGCGCGTGTCATTCCTAGGGTTTTGGCTATGGTTTGGTATTCGATGCCCTTTCTCGCTGCTTGTGTTTTGACTGCTAGGGAGATCGATTCCTGGAAGGTTGGCATCTGCGTTCCTTTCTACCGCATATGCGGTAACTGTTGATATAGATGATACACATGTTTTAAAGTTTATCAACGCATATGCGGTAATCGTGTCGCATGAGAACATACAGACAATGCGTCAGGCGATACATATGTTGCATATTTAACGCATATGCGGTAGTGTGAATCCGTGGTCAAAAACAATGATCTACCGCGCACAAGCGGCACAACAAAGATAATCGCCGAGACCATAAACGCGCTCGCCATAGGCGAAAGGCTTTCCCAAGCACAGGTAGGGAAATTGATAGGACGGTCTCAGTCCTATGCGTCTACCCGACTGAAGGGAATGGAGCCGTGGACGACTGAGGATATCGAGAAGCTTGCCAAGCATTTCGGTTTCCCCAATGCGTTCGGCCTGATCGACAGAGCGCGTGGCATAGAAAGGAAGAATCAAGAGTAAACTACATGGAAGCTGCACCTCCTTGGTGCGGTGTCTGGAAGTCCGGCGCTGTTTGATCGCGGTAGCCGGACTTCTTTTTACACTCATGTTCGAACACATGTTCGACTGTGAGCAACATATTACCCGCCATAGGGACAAAGACATGCAGGAAGCACTAAGATTCTCATAAACGCATCGGGAGAGAAAAGGCAGCGAACGATTACCGTGATTTCGTGTCGCCGAGATTTGTAATGGTTTTCATCTACGGTTCAGCTGAGAAAGGGGTAAGGGTCATTACGTCGATTCGCGAGAATGAATCTAGATTACGAGTATGAGTCGGTAATAGTATCCGTCATCATCGTTTTCGTCGAATGATTTGCGTTTCTCTATATTCGCTTTGACGGTCTTCCCGATGGCTGGCGACAACTCTTTATAGGCTGGCTGTCGGGCATTGATCTCGGCGAGCACGACGCTTCCTTGCGCCGATCTTATCGCGATGTGCGGCTTGGCTGCAGACCCTTTTGGCGTAGGAATTAGATTCAACAACGCTTCAGTATCACATTGTTGTCTTCCGTGCAACAGTGACTCAATGGCATCGCTGTGCCTACCTATGTTGACAGTGACGACATCGATGTCATCAACGTCGAATCGTGAGACGCCCGCCATCCTGGATGCAGTATCGCTAGTCGGGCTATGGCGCGTTGATGGCGCAAGTATCTTCAGCTCTGGTATCCCGGTAACTCTGTCGTACCAGCCATCATGCCTGACGGTCACTGATTTTGCATGGACATGACGAAGATAGTCTCTCAACTCGTTGTTGAAAGACGCGCCGAATGGCATGCCTCGATATGAGAGAGCGAATCCGTCATCTCTGCGACTGTCCCATGTTCCGCCTGTCAGACTGCTGACTAGACTCACATGTCCTTGGGCAATCTGCGCCGTGAAAATATTTCCGCGTCTCAAACCGCGCAGCGGCACGCCATTGTAGACATATAGCTGGTACTCGATGTCGCCGGTAACTGCCTGCGTGCTCTCGTCTGATTTATCGTCGCGTTTCTTGGCGAGCGCAGGAATGTCGGCACGGGTGAAATATGGCTGGGAATTTGTTTCGCGAGCACCATTGCTATGTTTGGCATGATGCCCTTTGCCGAACAGCTTTGATAAAAGTCCCATGCGTGGATTCTAACAGCAGGCAGAATGTAATGCCGTATTTGGTTCGGGCGTATCGGCAGTTGCTGCATGACTGCATAGCCCCTGCCCGTATTTTCTGAAGCTGCGAAAGAAATTTTATAAAAAATCGCCCCGGCGCTCGCATTGAGCGGCCGGGCGATTTCGTGTTGGGTTATTCGTTGACTGTCAGGCGTCTGACTTCGTCGCGTATCTGCTCGGTGTATTGGTAGATGCCGTTGAGGTCGTCGATGGGCAGGCGCGTGCATTGCCTGTCCTCGCCGAACACCCCGACGTACTTCTGCTTCGTGTTGAAGTAGAGCCTTACGATCGGCTTGCGGTTGTTGTCGTCCAGCAGCACGGCGCAATATGATTTGGCGTCGCGTATGGCGATGCGGCGTGGGTCCACGTCGCTGCAGGCGATTGCCTTGACGATTCGGTATCCGGAGATCTCCTCCTCGGTGGTCTCGATGCCGGAGTCGTCCGGATCCGCGGTTTCGCCTATCTCGTTGGCGTCGGGGTCGTCAGCTCCCTCCTGCATGGTGCCGACCTTCACATCGTCGGCGCCGAGCGCGGTCTTGAGCCGGTCGTTGACCTGATCGGCCAGGAATCGCTTGAGTGCCTTCTCGACCAGGGGCCTGAACTTCTCCATCACGGACTGGCGGAACTGGCCATCGTAGACATGGCCCGCCAGCAGCTTGACGAACTCGTCGGACGGATCCTTGAACTCGTCGCCTACGCCGCGCTTGAGCGCGCCCACGTATTTGAGCTCCTCGGCGCTGCTGGCGATCGAATCCACGTCGAAGGCGGGCTTGGTGAGCTTCTTGAGCTCGGGGAGCACGGTCTCGTCGACATCGAGCAGATCCAGCACCAGGAACGGCTTGGAGTCCATCCGGTTCGGCTGGTCGATGTCCATGTAGAAGTTCCACACCTGCCCGTTGGTCAGCACCCCGATCCGCGCGTCGGTGACGGCGAAGTACCGGTACAGCTGGCTCGCATTCTCGAGCGAGAGCGGGACGCCGACCTTCTTGCACTCGATGAGGATCTGCACCCGGCCGTCACGCACCAGCGCGTAGTCGATCTTCTCGCCCTTCTTCAGGCCGACATCGGCGATGAACTCGGGAATCACCTCGTTCGGATTGAACACGTCATAGCCAAGCACCCTGCCGATGAACGGCATGATGAAGGCGTTCTTCGTGGCTTCCTCGGTCTGTATCGTCGGCTTCAGCTCGCTCACCTTCGCAGCGATCTGGCCTACGCTCTCCTCAAACTCCATAAGAGTCTCCCTCGAAAAGGAATGAAACAAGTAACAAGATGAATGCTACCAGCAAAGCGAATCGGCACAGCGCCTGCCGCGTCCCCGGCCGGGATGCTGCCGCCCTGAGAACAAGAAAACCGCCCCGGCCGCTCAATGCGAGCGCCGGGGCGGTTTCTGCTGTTGTGCTGTGGTTATGCGCGTTTGCGTAGGGTTTCGTATATTTGGGCGGTTTGGAGTGCGTCGTCTGTTGCGCGGTGACTTTCGGTGGTGGCGATGCCGAAGGCCTGGATGAGGTCGATGACCCGGTGCCGGCCAAGTTCGGGGCATAGGCGTTGGGCGAGGGGGAGCGTGTCGATGGTGGCTGGGCTTGGCGTGCTGATGCCGTTTCGGTGGGCTTCCGCTTGGATGATGGGAAGGTCGAAGCGGTCGATGTTGTGGCCGATGAGCGTGTCGCTGCCGCAGAATCGGAGGAATTGCTTGAGTTCGCTGCCGATGGCTGGCATGCCTGCGACCATCGCGTCGTCGATGCCGGTGAGGCTGGTGATCTTCGCTGGGATCGGCTTGCCGGGGTCGATGAGGTGCGAGTATGTGGCGGTGGGCTTGCCGTTGCGGATGCGCACGGCGCCGAGTTCGATGATTCTGGGGTCCTGTCCGGGCAGGCCGGTGGTCTCGATGTCGATCGACGTGTAGTCGCGCGGCAGCCGGGATGATCCTTTGCCGATGGTGATGGTCTTGTCTGGGTCGGCGGTCCGGGCGAGATGCGCGAACAGGGCGGCGAGCGCCAGCAGGAGGATCATGGTGCCGATGATGGCTATTGGGCTGTCTCCGGTGTTGTCGGTGAATGGCGCGTAGATGGCGGTTCCTGCGAAGAGCGCGGCGAGGGTCCAGTAGAGGGTGCGTTTTCTCATGGTCATGGCTTATGCCTTGTGGCTGTTGATGATGTTGAGCGCTTCCTGGGCTTGGCTCTTCTTTTTGAATTGGAGGACGATGTTGGTCTTGATGCCGGTTCTGGCGAGGATCAGCATCTTGTGGCTTGCCTTTGCGCTGGTGATGTCGCTGTAGTAGGCGATGTCGGTGCGTTTGACGCCGCCGAGCAGGCCTCGCTTGTCGATTTCGATGCGGTTGTCGTAGAGGCGGAAGCCTCCGCCGTCGAACAGTGCTCCCGGTGCAGGTGCGGTCTTGGCCATTGTTTTCTCCTCATTCTCGTGGCTTGTGTGGTTTGATTCTACTGCCGCTGACGCTGTGCCTCGCGACCGTGGGCTTGATGTGCGGGCGCAGGCTATTCGGTCGAGCTGACTGCTTCGCGCGCCTTGTCGGCGAGCGCTGCGAGCGTTTCGGGCGTCCAGTGGGTGTATCCGGCGGTGGTGGTGATTTTGGCGTGGCCCATCATGGCTTTGCGGGCGTCTTCGGGCGCGCCGGTTTCGGCGAGATGGGTGGCGAAGAAGTGTCTGGCGGATCGCATGGTGACGTATGGGAGTTTGGCGTCCTGGAGGGCTCGTTTCCAGCGTCGCAGTTCGACGCTGTTGGTCAGGGGCTGGCCGTGCCGGGTGAATATGAGCTGGTCGGGTTTGCATTGCCGGCGCGCGGCGAGCGCCCAGAGTCGCAGCCAGGTCTGGTTGCTTAGGGGGATGAATCGTTCGCCGTGTTTGCTTTTGGGTTGGACGAGCCAGTATTGGCCGGTGAGGTGCTTGCTTCGCAGCCAGTTGGGTATTTTCGCCTTGGGGGCGATGCGTTGGAGCTCCCAGCGTATCTGGATGCCGTGCACGCCGTCCGTGGTGGTCAGGTCGGCGGGGGTGAGGGCGAAGCGTTCGCCCTGGCGCATGCCGGTTTCGAAGGCGAGGTCGAACATGAGGCTCCACATTTCGTGGTCGTCGTCGTTGTCTTTGAGCATGTCCCATTTGCGTTTGGCTGGCTGCTTCGCGGCCTGTGCGGCGCGGCTTGGCTGGCCGGGGCCGAGGATCCCGGTGGGCGCTGACTCGTAGCGCGGCGGGATGGCGGCGAGCGCTGGGTTGGCTGGTATGAGCTTTTCGCGGACCGCGGCGTCGAGGATCTGCTGGGCGCGGATGTAGTAGTTGTGGATGGTTTTGCTGCTGCGGCCTTCGGCCAGCGTGGCGCACATGCTCTCGATGGTCGCGCCGGTGATCCTGTTGAGCTTCATGCCGCCTATCGCGGATCGGATGGCGTTGCAGTCGGACGAGTAGGTCTCCAGGGTTCGGGGCTTGACGTTGGCGGCTATGGTCTTGAGCCATCGGTCCATCCACACGTCGAGCGTGGGGATGTCGGCCAGGGGCATTTCGCCGTCGCGCTGCAGCTTGTCGAGTTTGTCCTTGAGTTTGTTGCGGGCGGCGGTCTTGGTCGGCCCTTGGGCGCTGACCCAGCGTCGTTTGCCGGTGCGCGGGCTGGGGGCGACTTCCCTGCGGGCGTGGTATCTTCCGTTCCCGTCCCGCCATTCGCTTCCGGCTCCCTTGGGCCGGCGCGGCGTGTCGTTCTTGGGCATCAGGCCTCTTTCCTTCACGGTTGGAGGTCACTCTATAGGTCACTCTATCGTGCCCACAATTGCGCATTCCTGCGCAAAATCTTGCAACGACGGAGCAGACCGGCCCGAATGCGACTGCGGCCGGGAACCCTTGCGATGACTGGGTTTCCGGCCTTGAAACTGTGGAGCGGATGACGGGAATCGAACCCGCGTAATCAGTTTGGAAGACTGAGGCTCTACCATTGAGCTACATCCGCGTGGGACTGCTCGTGTGCACCGTCCGA